TCGGCCATAGCAGCAGCCAGCGCCATCTCGGCTTTCGCCCGCCTGGTCGTCCAGGACGCAGCCGCGGCCTGCTGCTTGGCGAGCTTGTCAGCCATAGCTGCTGCCGCTTCATCGGTTGCGGCGAGCTTCCCGGTGGCGTCGGCGGCGTCTTTCGCAGCGGCAGCCTGCGCGGCGAGCATTTTATTCAGGTTCGCGGCGGCGGTTTCCGCGCCACGTTCTGAGGCTTGCAGTTTGGTCAGGGACCGTTCGACTTGATCGATGACACGCGAGGAATTGTTGACGGCGTTCAGAATGTAGGTCACCGTTGCCAAGGCGCCTACCTCCTGTCAGGCCAGGCCGCGTGTCAGCGGGTTATCTGCCCCAGTACTGCTCTTTGCCTGTTCCTGTTCGTACTGGAACCAGGCTAGCCACTGAGTCAGCTCAGCGGAGTCAGTGTTGTCTAGGACTTCTTGGACTGTTCGCCCGAGCCGGGCTGCGAGTGAGAAGAGGAACTGGAGCCAGGGCTCCTTTCTGATTTTCCCACCATTTCATCCACGTCCTCATCGGACAGGCCAGACAGCTTGGCGGCGACGTTGTAAATGCGGTTCACCGCGGCGGCGGAATGCTCACCAAGGTCCGGGATGTCGCCGTTGTTGAACAGCCGCTCACCGGTCTCATCGACAACCGACCATGCGACCAGTTTGGCCCGCATGTTGGCGGTGTTCATCACCGCGCGCCTGCCGCGCTGCTCGATCATCGATCCTTCGAACTCGTCGCGCTGGCGGCCGGTGAGGCTCTTGACGATCACCGTCCCGCCCCATTCAGGCACATCGACACGTTCGGTCTTGATGTCGTCGGCCTTCAGGATCTCGTCGCGGGTGAGAATGGCCATAACTTGTCGCTCCCTTGGTGAAAGGCGTTTTGCTGGTTCTGATTGTCCAGCCTGCGCAGTGAGCCGTCAAGTCAACGTGTACTATGGTCGATATGACCAAGCCCTCGGATTACGCAGCCGCCCGGATCAGGGAAGTCCGCCGTGCCCGCGGCCTCACCATTGCCCAGCTCGCCGAACACTGCGCACAACTAGGCGCACCACAGCTCACCCACGCAGCCATCGACAACATCGAAACCGGCCGCCGGCACGAAGACGGCAGCCGGCGCAGGCACATCACCGTAGATGAACTGCTCGCCCTCGCCCTCGCGCTGAACGCGCCGCCGATGTACCTGCTCATCCCGCCCGACGACCTGGAAGCGCCTTACCCCATCACCGCCACCGAGGTGCTGCCCCGCTACCAGGTCGCCTCCTGGTTCGCAGGTGTCGGCCCGATCCTGCGGCCCATGTCCTCAGCGGGTGACACCAGGCTGTACTACTCCGAACGGCCTCTCACCGAGTCATCGCCGGTGAACTAGCCGTTGAGCTTCTTGGTGATTTCGTTCGCCACTGACTCCAGGGTCCGCCTCGAAGCCGGGCCGTACCAGGACACCGCCTGGTAAAAATACGGGTGCGGGGCCTGCGCCACCCAGTTGTTAACATCACCGAACACCGGGTGGCGCCACGGCGCCTTCGCACCCTCCATGTACAACGGGAGTGCCTTCTGCCCGTCAGGCATCCTTGCACCGTTCACCGCGATACCCACCTGCACCTGCGGCCCGTTGATCCACGTCCACGCCTCGACACAGTCAGCGATGCGCAACCGCAAACCCGGTGGCTGCCGGTACGGGACGGTGCCTTTCGACGGGAGGTTCAGGATCGCCGCACGGACCCGCGGCAGCAGGGGGGATGCCGTTTGCCGTAGCCGCAACCGCATGAGCCTGGTGATCTTGTCGTTGTTCATGCGCTGCAACTCGGCGATCAGCACCGACAGTTCAGCCATGAACCCAGGCTAGTCGTTGCCCATTACGGGATGGTGAGGTTGACAGCGGGCAGCTTCGACGCCGCGAACGAGAACGTGGTCTTGCCCGGGTCTTCAACAGTGGAGTCCACCGCCTGGGACATGACACGCACCGGGAACACGTCCATCTTCTGCCCCGTCACGTCGCCTTCCCAGAGCAGCACGATGAAGCCGTTGGTGTCACGGATGAGCAACGTCCGGGCGTCGTTGGAGTTCTGGCTGTTGTAGCAGGTGATGTCGTTCGTCGCGGACGTCAGGCGCCCCGGCACCTGCGAGGTGAACCGGGAACCCATGTCCGGCACGTCCACGGTGTTCGACGTCACCGACCAGCCGGACATCGTCTCAACTTCACCGGTCAGGTCAGTGCCAGCGTTCAGCTCGGCGCGTGTTGGTGCCAGGTAGTTGCTGATCGTTGGAACCCAGTAGACGCGCCGGATGCCAGGCGGGAAATACCTGGTGGTTGGCGTCAGTGGCGTGGCGACCATTACTTCGTCTCCTTGTCCAGCACCGTCTTGCGCGGCAGCCTAACCGGCGCGTCTTCGGCCACTTCGTTGCGGGCGGCTGCGTCCCTGACGGCGCGTGCGTTCGCTTCTGTCAGGTCACGCAACCGGAGATGCTCCTGCCACTCATCTACCGTCACCCAGCCCGACTGGCGGTAATGGGAGAGGGCCTCATCAGGCACCACCACGGTGCCCTGAGTCTCAGGATGGTAGATGACCGCCATGGTTACGGAATCCTGACAGCCGCGACGTTGATGTTGGTCACCGTGGAGTACTGCACCGCCGTGGTGCCAACACCGTACACGCTGTCCGGCAGGGGGATCAGGGTGAGACCGTCGGTTGCGCCGGTGCCACCGTTGCAGGTCACAACCCTGCCGGTGAGGCCACCGCCGATAGCGGACCCGACAGGCAGGCCGTCTGTGGTCGGCGTGACCGGCAGCACCACGGTCATCGAACCACCGGTGGAGGCGTTCGAAATCAGAAGGCCGATGCCCTGACCGGTCGGGGCAAGATCCCCCACGGTTCCGCCGGGCGCCGACATGGTGATCTGTGCCCCAGCGTGAGCGGGACCTTGCAGGGGGTACGTTGCCATGCCCGTTGCCCTTTCGACTTTGCCTGGTAGAACTCTAACCCTAAAGAGCTGTTATTGCTGAGCCCACGCCTCGCATCTTATGCCGAAAGTCACCACGGCAAGAAGCCCACGGCGGTCCTGAATCGGGAAGTAAGACGCGGTGCTGCCCATCGTCATCCGTGCGACGCTGCCATTCAGGTTGTTCGGCCCCTGCACAACTGTGGCGACCACATTGATGTTTTGGTACGCAGTACGCCGTGCGAGCCGCATTTCCGCCTGCGACGTCGAACCTGAACGCACCAGAGACGCACAGGCGATGGTGAACGTTTCGATCACCCCAGGGGCCAGGCCCTGCAACGCCCCCTCCGACGCCACCGCAGCATTGCCGGTTTCCTCAGACATCGACCGCGACGGATACTCATAACCCGGCTGGAAACCCGGCCAGCCCAGTTGCAGCACCTGCGACGTGGTGCCACCACCGATGAACCCGCCATCGGAAACCTTGATGTCCAGGCCCTGCAACGCCACCTGCTGCTCGACCAAATCGACCAGGGCATCCATCGCGTCCGGGATGTGGGACTTCCATGGGCGGCTAACCATCTACGCCACCGCCGGGAACGGTGGGCCGAACCATTCCTGGGCCTTACGCGGAATCAGGTACGGGTGCTGCCCTGTCATTGCGTGCAGTTCCTCCGGGCCGATCACCGCGTTTAGGCCACCGGGACCACGGCGCGTTTCCCACAGCCACTGCAACATCACCTTCGAGCCTTGTAGGTAGTTGTACGGGATGATTTTGTAACCAGCGGTGTAACCAGCGATCGCCCACCCGGTGATCGGAGTGCCACGGACCACGTTGATGATGCCGGTCTGCGAATCCAGGTACAAGTTCCGCCCGGAAGTGTCAGCCTGAAGCGCGCCACCGTCGCTGAGCCAGTTCACCACACCGTCCTGGCTGGTGAACGTGTCCAGCGAAATCACCGGGGTGAACTTCAGCCTAGGACGCGGGTGCTGCCACGACCACGACCACAAATCCAACTGGAGACTTTCACCCACAACAGCCCTCCGGGCGATCACCTCGTTTTTGTAGTTCTCCACCGCCCGGGTGATGCCAACGATCATTTCGCGGAGTTCATCGTCGTCGTCGGTGTTAGCCGCGTCGATACCGACCGCCTTCTTCCCCATGGCCAGGGAAAGAATCGCCGGCGGTGC